TTAAATAAACATTGATATAAACTGTTCCTCCACTATTATTATTAGGAGACATTGCACCTCCAGATAAATAAAAATCTGCATTTTTACAGTTAGGACTTAAATTTAGTAATGTAGCTGATGTAGGCATTCTATTTTATTTATTACAAATATAAGGTAAAAAGCCCCACCAAATTGTGAGGCTTTTTATTAGTTTAAGTTTAGTACATCAATTCCAAATCAGATACTCCCCAAGAAGCTCCAATTCCAAATGTAGTATCCAAAGTAGTACTACCTAAAGCAGTTTCTACTACATAAATTTTAATAGTATTCAATTCACCTGCACGAGCAATACCAGTAGATGATGGATGACCATGCTCATAAGAGATTTCAAGTACATCATAAGTAACTCCAGATTGTGCAAATGTTGGGAATGTTGCAGGGAAATACATACGGTTAAAATTACCATACTTAGCACGCATTGACTTCTCATCAGAAAGTGCTTGATAGTAGTTACCTACTCCACCTAGAAATCCAGTAGTAGAACCAACACTAAATCCAGAAGGACCTACCAAATCAGTATCAGCGCCATCTAAAGCTTGAACTGTTACATCAAATACAACACCAGCATGACGAGCAGTAATAGTTACAGTAGGAGTACCACTTACAGTAAATATTTTCTTCAAAGTTGGATTATCATTAATAAAGTTTGTCAATTGAGTAGCATTTCCAGCAGCAGTTGCGGCATTCAACTCTACGTTAAAGATCATACGACCTGCTGAGAAATTACCAAGCAATGGAAACTCATACGCATTTGGAGTAGTGATATCCAATGCTGTTCCATCTTGATAATAATTAGCATAAGCAGTAGGAGCAGTACGAAGTGCGATACGTACCATTACAGAATCTCCAGCATTAGCAATGCTTGCACAAGTTACAGGAACTGCGTGAGCAATAGGATTTACTTGTCTGTTGTAATTGATACGTTTAATATCTTTTACATCAATTAAAGGAGATGCAATAGTAGCAGTACCACTAGGCATAGTTTGAAAAAACTGAATAGTAGTTTCAGCAGTCAATGCAGTAGCAAGTACAGTACCAGCATTTGGTCCTGATACAGAATAAACTCCGATAGCACTTGCATTAGCTGCAGTTTTAGTATCGAAAGCTGCAGGATTAGTAGCTACGTTAGCTATAAATACCTGACTTAGATTTTGAGGTGCCATTTTTTTAAAATTTTAGGCGTTTAACATTAATTTAATTTATTCGCTTTCAAATGTTTCCATTGATTGCGTGTTATACCGTTGGGATTCTAGCCCCTCTAGTATGCTTTTAATTGTCATCTCTACAATCTCATCATGTGTGTGAAATGGTAATTCACATCCAACTCCAAGGTTATAAGAGATAGCAATTGGTTTTCTCAAATACTTAATTATTGCTTTTTTGGCAATAAACATATTTGTGGTGTATATATCCAAATAACTTTCTTCAATGTTGTAGAACGGCAAGTCGTAATCTGTTTTATTAAATGGGTCATCTAATAAAGCATATATATCGTCATGCTGAGCAAATGTACAATAACAAATTCTATTATACAAAGGAATTGCAGAGTTTGTTTTAAAATCTCTACTCTCTACTTTTAAACTATAAAAAGTGTTATAGTAGACTGTTGTAATCTGTGTTGGATCTAAAGGATTATACCATTCTGCATACATGCAAGAATTATATTTAGGATCTGTAGGATCTATATATGAATCTAAGTCAATAGCAAAAGGTATCTGAAGATAAATGTGATTAGAATCTACATTAGGAGATATATGATTAGTTAAACCTGTAGAGTTTTGTTCAGGTAAAGCTAATACTGGATGTACGTCATCAATGTAGTTATTAGAATCTAATACTTGACTAATTGTATTTAAATCTTCAGTATTAATTTTAGTCCAAGTAACATTTAAACTTTTAAATATATAAACATCTTTTAATAAGAATCCTTTAACTGGAGAAGTAAGTCCAAGTTTAACATACTTATAGTTTGTAATAAGTTGTCTTTGTTCTGGAGGAATAGTGCAAGAGTATTTAACATCTGCTCTTACAGATATAAGAAATAGATAATCTAAAGGAAGAGTATATCTATCTACATAAATAGGAGAATATTTAGAAGTATAAACTTCTCCATAATATTTAGTAAAGTCTTGATGTTCTACAATCAAAGATTTAAGATCATCAATTCTTTTTTGGGATTGTTCAAATCCTTTACCTTGACGGTTAGATCTAGCATTAAATCGTTGTTTAACAAACCTAAGTTGTGATAGATTTAATTCGTGATCTATTTCTTCAGGTAATAAGTTGTCAACCTGGAAAGATGCAAGTTTTTGCACCCCCAGGTTAACAGCTATATGCATTTCGTTTACAGTCATTATTTAACTTCTTTAAGTTGTGCACGCATTGCGTTTACAGCTCCAGAGTTTTTCTTATTCTTAAAATAAACAATTGCGTCTTTCATAGTTTCTCCGATTGTTTCATCTTGGTAAATGATTTGATTACCAATTTGACGAAGAACTCCAAACTCAATCATTTGTAAAATTTCAGAACGTAACTCCAAAGTGTCGTCTTTACAATACTTCAAAAAGCGTTCTGGATCAGAATCTTTTACATCATAAAGTTGGTTCTCAACTTCCATGTCAGTTAAATTATCTGGATTTCCTTTTGCTAATACACGCAGCAAGGTACGCATTAAATCAAAGTTTCCAGTCAATTTAATAAATTCTTTATCAGCCTCTTTCTTAATTTGAACTTTGTTGTTCTTTTTAAGAAGATCTTTTTGAGGATCATAAATATAAAACCGTTTGTCGGGAGAAGTTTTCATTTCATCTTCAGACATTGCAACTTGACGGTGTTTAATTGCCCATTTATAACGGATATAATCCATTGGATTAATTGGCGTACCATCTTCTGTTGTTTCAATGTTTAACTCTACTCCTTCAAATGGAACTGTAATGCTTAAACTAGACCAGAAGTCTTTTGTTTTTGCAGGCCATTCGTTGTGTGTAGGTGGAACATCAACCAATTCTTTTAATAATTTTTCTTCTTCTTTACCTTCTACTCCTTTGAGTGGAAGTCTGTTTACAAAGATGGATCCAATTTTAACTTTAGCTCCAGCTCTGATTTCTTTTGGAAGGTGATTAAGTACTTCCTTTCTTCTAATAATAATTGTTCTCATAATTTTGTTCTTTTTATTTAATTATTTCCCAGATTAAGAATAACTAGGAGTTTTTATATTTAGAAAGAAGAGGGGAGGGTTAACTCCCCCCATCTTTTTATAAACCAACACAACTTAAGATGCAACACACTGAAGATCCAAGCTAGTATCGAAGCGACGAAGCAAAATACCAGCAGTCTTCAACATATGCACAGAAGCACCATCAATATCACTTGCGCGAGTATCAGTTTCAGTGAATCCTTTTGGAACAACTGAACCTGCAACACACCAACGCAACAATTCACGACCTTTCTTGTTAACCATTTGCAAGTTGTTTTCACCATCATAAGTAGATTGGTCAACAAACACCATGCGATAAGATTCCAAAGGCAAACCAGAAACTGGGTGCTTTTTAGAAGCTTGAGCAACAGGACCGTGATCAAACAAAGGAGATTTAACTACGTTAACTCTATGACCATCAACGTGCTCATAACTAGTGAAGTAACCAGTGATACCCAAGTTACGACCAGAACCAGTAATGAAAGTAGGTTGAGTAGTTTGCAAATAAGAGTTAGAAGAATAGTAAGTCTTCAAAGCACGGTCAAACTCACGAGCTCCACCGATACCAGTGTAAAGAGTTACTTGTTTGTCAGTAGCATCAGTCATACCATAGAACAAATCACCGATAACTTCTTCAATCTGAGCTTGAGTCAAGTTAGAGTAAGTGTCTTTGTTAATGATTTGCTCCAACAAACCAGGACCTGAAACTACAGGTTGACCATTCTCATCCAACATAGTGCTAACACCATTTGCATCATGAGTTTTTTGACCATACCAATAGTACATTTCACACTCTTCTTTGAACTTCAACATGTGACGGTACTCTTCGTAATCCATCCACAATTTAGTCTTACTTCCTTCTTTCAAAGGCAATTCAAATTGAGCAACATAATCTTTAGCATTTCCAGAGAAATGGTAAGATTTACGTACAGTACCAATTTTGCTACGAACCAAACCAGGAGCAGTCCAGTTAGATGCATTACCACGAGAAAAGTCAATTCCTACGTTAGCATACATCATACCCCACAAAGCACCATTAGCCAAATCACCTGAACCAGCTTGCAATGCAGCAGCATCAGGAGAAACTAATTTTAAAGTGTATTTCCATCCTGATCCATCAGCAACTGGCTCACTCATAATACGAGCAAGAACACCAGATTGAGATACCAAAGTGTAAGGGAAAATAAACCATTTGTCAGGGAAAGTAATAGTGAACATAGATCCACCAGCACCAGAACCTGAACTGTTTACAACAGGACGAACATTGATTTCGTGAGTTTTAACACGATATTCATATTCGTAGCGATCAATTGAACGAGTGTTTCCAACACCTTCAGTCAAGAAAGACAATGGAAATTTCTTTTCCTCACGACCAGCCAAGTGAGTAATGATAGGAGAGATCTCCTCTGGACGTTCCATAAGTGCGTTAACCAACGAGTTAGTGTCGGTCATTTGGGCATCGTTATAGTACGTTTTAAGAACTTGCATTAGAGCCATAATTATATTTATTTAAAGTTAATTGTTATATTGCTTAGTTACCCAAACAATGCTTTTAGATCCAGATTATCTGCATCAAATTTCTTTCCTTTTTTATCGTTGGTTTGCATCGACCTTACACGCTCTTCGTTTTGTTTAATTTTTTCTTTTAAACTAACAGCACTTTCAGTCTTTGCTTTTACGTTAATAATATCTTTCAAGTTAAAGCCTTTATACATCAAATAATCCAAAGCTAGTTTAGCTTCTAGATTAGCTTCTGCATAATCCTTATCTCTACGAGTCTGACCATTTTCACTAATAGGTTCAGAAATGTAATCAAAGAATTTAGCTTTTTCACGATCTGGAATACGGATACCAGCAAATTCTTTTCCTTCTTGAATTGTACTAGCTACACCCTCCCAAAATCTTTCGTTTTCTTGTTGAGCACGTTGTTGTTGCTCTTGTTGTTCACGAACCAAACCTTCACGTTCTTGCTTTTGAATAGTAGCAAGATTACGTTGAGCAACTTTAGCTCTATCATACAACTTACCAGAATCTTCATAATCATTAATCATGTCTTTGATAAACTCATCATCATGACCTTTGGTTCTTAAAAATTCAGTAATCATATATTTTTGAGTACGAGAATCTTCTTGTTCTACCTCAATGTTTTCAAAACTTGTTCTTGGATTGTAAGCATCAAAGAATTTTTCAGGATCTCCACCTGCTAAAACAAAATCCAAATGTTTTTGTACTAAAGGAAATTGTTTAAACAAACCATCGAGTTGATCTTCTGCAATGTTTTGTGCAATGTCTTTAGTAAATTCTGCTAGACCTTCTTCTGTCTCTGCATACTCTTTTTCCAATTCGTAACCAAGAGATTTAGCAATAGAAGAAATAATACCATCGTCACCATCACCGATATTACCATTGTTGTCATCATCGTCAGAATCAGTAGTATCATCGTCATCAGAATCATCTGTGTCCAGTTTTTTAGATAATTTACTGGACTTTTTATCATCTTCTTCATCATCTAATGGATCAGATTTAATATTATCATTATCATCGCTGTCATCAGCGGTTGAAGCACCTTTTGCACCTTCGTCTGTGCTGATTGCTTCGATTCCATCCCCTAGAACATCGTCTAAAGTAATGTCTTCAAATTTAACTGTGGGTTTACTCATATCACAAAGATATATTAAGGGTTTTAATTAAAAACTGTTTAATTATTTTTTATAATTTGCTTTATTATATAACACTTTCATTTTAGAGTTGTTACAAGTATAGCATTTTTTATTTTTTATTTTGCCTCCTAATTTATAAGGATTAACTATACTTGTTGCAAATCTTTGATCTTCTCCAAAATGAATTTTATCTATACGTCTAATTAAATTAGGTGGTAAAATAATTTCGCGTTCACTAGCAAATGATGAATGATTTAAAGAATTTGGAGAAAATCCTGAAAGTACTTTTCCTTCTGGAATTGTAATTATTTCAGAAGCATCAGCACTTCCAAATCCTCTATATTTATCATAAGTAGTAGAAACAAATCCTCTATCTATAAACATTTGACCTTCTTGTAATTCACTTTTATTTATTACTTCTCCAGTAGGCATGTGTGTTACAGGATCTACAAGTTCTACTGAATGATTTGATACACCTCTTATAACTGTTGGAAATTCTTTACTATCTATTTTATTTTTAAGTAAAATATTTTTTAATTTTTCACCTTGCTCTTGATAAAATTTAGAAGTAGTATTATCTTTTACTTTTCCACTTCTAGCTACTCCATTTATTGAACTATCATATCCTTTTGCATAAGCATGTATAATACTTCTTTCTTCAGGAGTTAAATTAGCATCTGAAAAACTTTTATTAACTTGTGGTATTCCATAATGTTTAGAAGAAGATTCATAAAATTTTGATTCTGATTCTATTATAGCTTTTGCTTCTTCAGGTGTTAATATTTTTGTAGAAGTTCCATATATTTTTTTACGTAAAGCTTCTTTTATAGTTTTAGCTTGTTTATTAGGATTTTTAATTTGTGCAATAGAGTTTGGAATATCTGATAAAAATGAAATTCCTTTAGCATCTGTAAATTGAGGTAATTTAAAATCAACTACTTTATCTGCTAATTGATTTCTCATATGTAATCCTAATTCTTTCATAGTTACAAATGGATAATCTTTAAAATATTCTAAAGCATTAGCATGTGCAGTTCTTAACTCAGTAGGTGTTGCAATTTCTCCTAACCCTGGATAAATAGATTCTCCCCATAATTTATATAAGTTATCATTATCAAATATATTTCTATCAGCATTTTGAGTACTAAAACTTCTAGCTAAATTTTTATATTCTTCTTTATCTGCATCTGTAATATATTTTTTAGGATTATCTAAAGCATCAATTATTATTCTTTTACTTTTATCAAGTATAGAAGATTTTTTATTAAATGTTTTATCTATTAAAGGTTTAAATGTTTTATTTGGATTATTTTTACTAAGATTTATTCCAGATGATGGAAACATTGAATGTTGTTCTACAGGAGGGCCTGGTAAATCATCAATGTTATCTAAATTAAGTTCTATAACATTATTATTTTTATTAATTTTAGATTTTAAAAGTTTTGAATATTTACTTTCTCCTAATATTTGAGCAGCATTTTTTACTAAAGGTTTAGCTTCATTAAGCATTCCTAATCCTAGAAAATTAGTTCCAGATATTGCTGAGTTAATACTAGCATCTCTTACATTTTCATATGTTGGATTATTATATGCGGTTCTAATAGATTTATTTGTTTCTTCGTTAGGGTTAGCAAATTCATTAATTCCCATTCCTCCAAATGCAGCTCCTAAAGTTCCTCCTGCAGTTACTCCTGGTACAGCAGTTCCCCCAATTACTAATGGAGCTTCTAATGCTCCCATAACTGCAGAACCTGATGGAAGTGCTAATGGTGCCGCTAATGCTGCTGTAGCTAATGCTGATTTTTGTACAAAATCTTCAGCAGTATTAAGAATATGTTTTTTACCAGCGTCAGATGCAATTAACTTTTTATCTTCTGCAGTTTGAGTTCTTTTATCTTTTGAATAAGCTTTAGTAGTTTCATCTACTTTAGTTTGTTGATCAGGTTTTAAAAAATGTAAAGTTCTAGTGTGTGGATTATACCCACCTTTACCCTCATAAACTAATTTACGAATCTGTGCATCATATCTGTCATCTCCAGAATATATTGCACGGTTATCAAACCATTCAGGATTATCTTTATAAGTAAGAACTTGATCAGGATTACTATTAGGATTAGTAGGTCCACCTTTATCAAATTTAATTCCTCCATATTTCTTTTCCTGCATCAACCCTAATTGATTCATTTGATTATAGAACTTACTATAAGAACCAGGATCATTCATTGTTT